CAGATTCATCATCTATCAAAATGACTCGATCTCCTATCTTTGGTTCACGAGAAACAGATAATTGAGTAATTTGTTTTTTTAAATTATTAATTTCTTGTGCTTGTTGTCGTAGCATATTTGCTGCCGCCAAAAGTTGTTCTCTGTTGCCTAACCAGTTTTTTAAAGCATCTGCTAATTCATTTGGTGTCCATTCCATATAAGATGGTTTAAGCCTTAAAGTCATTTCTCACCTCTACTTGCTTTAAAAAGTATTTCTGCAAAAAATTCACTCATCTTTACTCTCCCTAAAGAAATCCGTTGCTGGCGCTTTTGTTTTTCCATAAAACATTTCTTTAGAAAATGCACCTAAAATAGCTGCTTTTGCTTCTTCACGGTCTTTTTTAGGTAAATCAGCTACCGATTCTTCAAGACATTCCATTACGCTTTTTATCATTTCTTTTATAGTAATTATTGTGCTCATTTCTCACTCGCTTTCTTTAACAACGCTCTGCCACGTTGAACCATTTTTTCTTTTGCGTGTGGCGATGTTGCAATATACACTATTAAATCTTCTTGGTTTAAACATAATGCATCAACTATTTCCTCTTCAGTTAATTCACGAGGTTTATATTTTTCACGCAAAGGTCTTGCTTCCGCATAAAATTTTTCCACTTGTTCTTTGCGAAAAAGATCTTCGTCTTCGTCATCACGAATTGGATGTGTATAAAGTGGTGTATCTAAAAAATTTACATCCGTTGGGTCTAATCCAAGAATTTTAGATGCTTCAATCAATGCGTCTTCGTCTAAATTCACACAATATGCTATTGGTTCATTCATTTTTCTAACCTCACTTTCCCCATGTATTTCCATTGGCCATATGTCTGATGTATTAATGTGGGAAACATACAAGTTTTTGCATCTATTGTATGGTTGTAGACGTAAAGATAACCGCCATCAAAAGTATCTTCATCGTAATATTCTTTTGGCTTTGGCTCTGGTTTGATTCTGTATTCGTCATTATCAAACCAAACAGGATAATGACAATCAATCCATTCTTTTTTAAATAATCTTTTTTCAATTTTTTTACCTTCAGCCCATGCCACAATTAAATCGTAATGTTTATGCTTCATTTTTAACCACCTCATTTTCATCTAACCAATCAAGGTATTTACCAATAATTACACTACTTGATGGTGATTTATCTTTAATCAACAAATCCACCAAATAAGACTTTTGTCGATTTATCTTCTCAGAAAATTTAATTGCCTGGTCGAGCTGATCTTGATATTTTTTTAGTATTTCATCCATTTTATTTCTCCTCTGGGGGATTAGGTAAAGGCATCCAGTGGGTAACAGTGTGTAACTCACCTCTGTCGCTGAACCATTTGCCATTCATTAAGAATCCAATATCAATTTGGAATTTGTCATCACTGAAAACAATTACATCCTCAGCATTTTTAGGCAGCCGATTGTCAATGCTAGTCCAGTCACTTAAAGTTAATTGCATCATTTTTTTCTAGCCTCCATCATTGCGGCAGCAATTTTATAAGATTGTTCTGCAATTTCATAATTAGGAATACAACTATTTTCATAAGAAATTGTTGCCAATAATCCTTGCATTGCTTTAGCAGCAAAGTAATCTATTAGATCCATACCTTCTTGACCCCAAGCACCTTCTCGGTTTTCAGTTGTTACTGGAAATGCTTTCATATATTTTGCTCCATTAATGTTCATTTTTTACATACCCAAAGAAATCATCCAGCTGATAACCTTTTCTCCGGAGTGCCACTTGCAATTTAACTAAGGCTCTTTTATAGCATTCAAAAACAGCACTTTCATTTTCTCCAAGCTCTTGTGCAATCATTGGAAATGTTGCAACTGGATCTAAATTCAATTTATTAATAGTTTTCATTTACATCCTTAAACTTAACATTAAGGTCGTATAACGCATCTTGGATTAAATCCAATTTCTGCTGTGGTTTTAATGCATCAAAAGTGGGTGGGAACTCAACTACCCATCCTAAATAATCTTTTTGTACTACTTTAAGATTGATTACCATTTAATTGCTCCTTAATTATTTGATCTGTTAAATTATTTAATATTTCTCGCACTACATCAATGGATTCTAGGTCTGGTTCATTCTTAAATGATACTAGGCAATCTTTACCAAAGATTGAAACTTGGTAATCATCCATGAATGGCCTCAACAGTTACGACAATTTTTCCACCTTTCATTACTGGCTTTCTTAAAATGCTCAGCTCATCAATCTGTGAATCGTCATCCCAAACACCGGCTGCAGTCAATGAATCCAAAATAGCTTTGAATCGATTATCTAAATCATCTTTTCTGCGTGTAGCAGGCCAATAATCAATGTGAACCTTTACCGGACGAATGCCGAACTTTATGGGATAAAACTCAGAAACGATGTCACAGATTGTCTTTTTATACTCTCTGCCCTTAATGCTGATATGAGTATGATGCCCAGATCTGCGATAATAAGTGTTGTTACTTGGCGGTGGAGGGAATGACATATAAGAAATCATTTGTTCATTTCCTTTAGAGCTTTAATTTGTTTTTTCATTTTGGCTTTCTTTTCTTTATCGGCCTTACTGTCCATTTTTACCTTGGCAGTTTTAAAATCTGAATCATCAATATCAAAAATGGTCCATTCTTTTTGTAATGCTACAAGTGGAATGTAAGGGCATACTGGAGGACTATATTTATAATCCTCCAGCAACCAATCAAGAGTTACCTCAGAATGGGATATCGCCATCTTGAGCCGGTGTTTCAGCAAAGTCAGCATTAGCACTACCTTGGACCCCAAAGTCCTCGGCAGCAGTCGTTTTACCACCGCCTAATGCTTCTCCATCTTGAACCTTCTGAAGATTATTTAGGTAAAAGGTAACTCCCTTGGCCATATTGGAATCATAGGCTGATGCCATAATGGAGGCTCTGCAATAGTCACCAGACACAAATTCTGTGCTGTTGATTATCTCTTTGCCTTTCAAATCAATTACTCCAGGCTTCTCTGTGGATTTACAACGCAGATAGAAATGGCCATGATATTCCTCAGAATGTGGAGTGCCATCTTGCTTGTTGCCATCACCATCTTTTAATGGATTCTTGAGGCCTTTAACTTTTGACAAATCTCCAAACTTCTTTTCTAAGGCTGCTTTCATGGCTGCTTTGATTTTGGTAATGCCATCAACATCAGTCTTTGGAATTAACAACTCAACGCTATAAGACATCTTGCCATCAAGGCCCTCACGAGGAGTATGCCAAGATAAATAGGAGGCTCTTACTTTATTGGTAACTACTTTCATTTTTCACTCTTTTCACAAAATTGGAGCATTTTATCCAGATGCTCCGGACTGGTACTAATTAATAACCGGTAAACCAAACTGCTAGGCCATAACCTAAAGCAATTCCGAAAACTATTACGATGAAGTAATCAATTAATGGTGTTTTCATTTTTCTCTCACTAAAAGTGCAAACAATAAAGTAAATGCAATCGTTTGCGTTGGATATTTGACAATTAAAAAAGCTGAGAATACTAAAAAGCCAATTAAAAATACAACAAAAATGATTAATAAAATATACTTAACAATTGATTTTAGAATTTCCATATTTCTCTTCCTTTTTTCTAATTAAATTTGACTGCATGAAGTAACTTTAAACCACTTTTTACATAAAAACAATACTTTTTTAATAAATATTTTGTAATTATTTAAAATTAAATGCTAAACTGTAATTTCTAAAGAAAGGAATTACATGAAACAACCTAGAAATTTTAATAAATTATTGTTGGAGTTTGGAACTGCCAAAGCTGTTGCCATCGATTTGGATGTATCGGTGCAATCAGTCTATATGTGGGCCAAGCTGGACCGAGTGCCTACTCGTTACTTAAAGAGGATTGAAGAATTAACGGAAGGCAGAATCAAGCCGGAAGATTTAAGGCCGGAACTAGCATTACCAAACTTTAATAACCCAAAACTTTACATGAACCCAATCAATCAAATCGAACAGGAAGATGAATAAAATGACTTATCACTCACCACTCTCAGCAAGCTCTTTACCACGAATTACACTCTGCCCAGCCTCATATCGCATGAGCATTGGCATCCCCAATAAATCCAATCCAGCAGCTGAACGAGGCACTCGGATTCACGAAATGGCTGAATTACTTGGAAAAGGCGAAGAAGTTATTACAGAAGATCAAGAAGGTTTAGAATGGGCCAATGCTTACCTTAATTATATTAGTGATTTTGTGAGTGGACATTATGAACTTGAAACAAACTTAACAGAGGCATTAAAGACTGTCCATCCTCTTTTGGGTGGAACTGCTGATGCTATTGTTTTCAACGATAATGAACTACATATTGTTGATCTAAAGACCGGCAGAGGTGTTGTAAAGACCAATTCTATTCAACTAAAAACCTATGCTTTAGGTGCTTGGATTTTACATGGTCAGCCAAATGTAACTATTTATTGCCACATCTTCCAGCCACATTATGCTCAGCAGCTGCCGGCACAATATTCTTATGATGACATGGTGGCATTTGAAATTGAATTAAAAGCACTTGCAGAAAAGGCTGAAGATCCATTCCAAGATCCGACACCAGGTTACGAGCAATGCAAGTATTGCCCAGCTCGAGTTACTTGTCCATCGATTAAAGATAAAGCAATTGAAGTGGCCAAGAATGAATTTAAGCCATCAGAGCATTTGGCTGATTTACCGGAACTACTTGATACTGCTGAAATGCTTGAAGGTTGGATTGAGGCAGTCAGAGAGGCTGCTAAGGACATAATGAATGGTGGTGGATTTGTAACTGGATGGTCAATGGCCAAGGGCAGAAAGATGCAGAAGATTAAGGATGCTAATGCAGTCGCTGAGCTGTTTAATAATAATCCGGCAATCTTTGAATTGAAATCCATTACTGCTCTTAAGAAGTCTGGCTTTGATGTGCCGGCTGATTTGATTGATGAAACCTTGTCAGCTCCATCATTAAAGAGGTCTAAATAATGAATATTATTTTTAGGGAGAATAGACGATAAAAATAATGCTAAACTAAATCCTTAAAGTAAAAAGCCATCACTCTCAATGATGGCTTTCTTTTCCTAAACTTTACTTCTCACCTATATGAATAATAACATAAATCTACAGCAAAAACCATCGATAACTGTTGATGGATATACCTATTACCTACCTAATCCAGATAGAATCCCACAGGTTTTAAAAGACATTCCAAGGTGGGTGACATGGAAGGCAGTCGCGAATAATGGCGATAAACCTCGGAAGGTTCTTTATGATCCAAACTTATTAGATCAGTATGGTAAGTCCAATGATCCGGATACCTGGTCATCTTTTGAGAAGGCATTAACCTCATTTGAGGAAGGCGATCGAGCTGGTATTGGCTTTGTTCTCAATAATGATGGCCTAGTCGGTGTGGACCTTGATAACTGCGTAGATGAGAAAGGAACAATCTCCCCAGAGGCAATCGACTTTCTTAAAAAGCTCCAGCCAAGTTACTGTGAGTATTCTCCAAGTCGCAAAGGTCTAAGGGCATTAGGATATGCAGAACCACTCACAAAGGGCATCAATGGCTCATTTAATACCCTCCAAGTGGAGATGTATTCAACCGGCAGATATTTAACTATTACTGGCGATGTGATCAAGGACAAGGGTATTCAAAAGATGCCGAACTTTAATAGTTTGGCCAATCAGATTAGTCCTCAAAAGGTGGTGGCAATTATTCCATCTCCGAATAGTGACGTTGAGTTTTATGTAGATACGAACAGAAATAATTATTTATTTAAGTTTGCATCGAAGGCAAGAAATGTTATTTCTAGCGAATACATATTACTACAGGCCATCTTGGAGGAGAATAATCGGGTATGTAAGCCACCACTTACAGAACATGAGATTAGGGCTACCATCTTAAAAACTGTCAGTAATTATGAATTTACTCCAGAGATTTCACTGCCTAATCAGGATTTTCAAGTAAATAGCGATGGCGAAGTAATCCAAGATATTGATTGCCTGCAATTTGATATTACTAATTTAGAAATAACGAAAAAAGGGCAGATTACCAATACAAACGATAATCTCTATGCTGCCTTAAATCAATTACAACTCAAGTACGATGAGTTTACCCAGCAGATTATGCTCTACGACAAAAACGATTTTAGGGCAATTCGTGAAACCGACTTTTTTAGTCTATCAATGCAATTAGAACGACATGGCTTTGCAACTCCATCTAAGTCAAATTTAATGGATTGTGTCTATAAAGTAGCTCACGATCAGCGATTTGATTCAGCGATTGAATGGGGTAATTCCCTCAAATGGGATGGCATTAAACGTATTGATCATTTATTTAGTACCTATTTTGGTGTCGAATCCTCAGCCAGAGAGATGGCTTATTCTCAATATTTTGCGACTGCAATGGCTGGCAGATTACTTGTGCCTGGCATTAAAGTGGACATGGCTATCGTTCTGATTGGCAAAGAAGGCATGAGGAAATCCTCAGCAGTTAATGCTTTAGCTCCGATACCAGATACTTATGCAGAGTTGAACTTTCACGATATTGATAATAAAGATAGCAAAATGTTACTTAATGGCAAGCTCATTGGCGAACTGGCAGAATTGCAAGGTTTAAGGTCCAAAGAAGCGAATATGATTAAGGCATGGGTAGTAAGGCAAGTTGAGGAATATCGGCCCCCATTCGCTAAATTAAATGTTCGCATTCCTAGACGATGTGCATTTATTGGCACAACCAATGATGATGAATTTCTCAGCGTTGGCGAAAATAATCGTAGGTGGCTGCCACTTGATGTAGTCAATCAAGCGGATATTGAGGCACTCATTGCCGATAGAACACAGATTTGGGCAGAGGCAATTCATACTTTTAAAGAGTCTGGAGTGCTGTTTAGGGATGCAGAAACGTATCAAAAAGAAGTAAACGACACCTACTCAGTTATTGATGAATCGCTCCAAGATAAGATTGAAGAGTATATTAAATTGAATTATCAGCAGTCATATAAAGTGTCTGAAATCTGCATGGGCATCCAAAGTAATCCATTTAATGCACCGACAAAAGGAGAGCAAATGACAGTAGCAAGAATGCTTAAACATCTTGGATTTGAGAAAAAACGCATTGGAACGACGAGAACTGTGGTGTGGCAAAAGCCTAAAAAGTGACACACCTATCAAAGGTGTGTCTTTTTTTAAACGAAATTAAGACACACCTCAATAAAAAATGACATACCTCAATGACACACCTTTTTAAAAAAAATTATTTTATGAATCAATACCTTGACATACCTGACATACCTTTTTTAATATTTATTATTATTTATATAAATATAGGTATTTATAGGTATATATACATATTTGGCACTATATAAGGAAATGGTAGGTGTGGTGTACCTAGTGTGTCACACCTAAAAATCACTTAAAACGGAGAAGAAAATGGATGATCGAGTTTATTGCAAAAATTGTGTGTCAATGCCGAATGAATTGGCCAATGGTGAATACAAAACTTGGAAAGGGCAATGCAAGGCTGGTGATCCTTGGTGGACTCCAGACTTAAAAAATCGATGCACCAAATATCAAGAAAAAAAAGTTGTTGTTGAAGAAATATTTTGGGATTAAATTTTGTTTCCCACAAAATAAAACTTTTGATATAAAATGAGTTATCTCGCGTTGAGATTTCTTTGCAAAGGAAAATTAAAAATGAATTACGGTAAACCAGCAAGTGGTGAAAAAATGCCAAAGGGTGTTGTTTCAAGCGATAAATCAGGTATGAAAAAAGGTTCAGAGTCTGGGCCAAACAGCACTAAAGGTACTAAAGGCGAATCAGGCGAAATGATTCCTAAAGGTGCAACGTCTAGCGATACATCTGGTGAGCGTAAAGCTAAACTAGTTGGTGGCGTTGCAATGGGCAAGGCTGATGGCATTGGTGCAAGAGATGCTAGTCACATGGGTAAAAACGATGGTATGTTAGGCGAAATGAAGGGTGGAAGCTCTGAAAAAGTCGTTTATGACCACAAACGCGCTGCTTATCCACAAGACTAAAAAAACAAAACCCCTAAAACTTTGTAGAGTGATTAGGGGTTTCTAACATCAAATAGGATAATTATTTAATGTCTGAGAATCATTTTAAAAGTAACTGCGGAAACTGTAAATATTTTAGCGAACCCAATAATATTTTAGGTTCATGTCGCAGATACCCTACTTATCAAAACAGGCATTCTACAGACCTCTGTGGCGAATATGCCCAGAGTTCAACATTTGGAGCATTGGACAACATTGTTCAAGAAGTAACCAAAGAATCCATTCAAGCTGAAGTGGCTGCAATGAAACCCAAAGCAGGAAGGCCCAAAAGAAATGTTGCTTAAACCTTTACACGATAAAATTGTAGTCAAACCCATTGAACGAGTTAAATCGTCTTTGATTCATGTGATTATGGATGAGAAAGACAATATGGGAACTGTGGTCGCAGTCGGACCAGGCAAGAAATTACCCAATGGCAGACGTGAAGAAATGCCGGTTTTAGTCGGATCATTCGTCAGATTTGGCACAATGGGCAAAGACGAATATTTAAAATATACTGAATACTTTGAAAACAATGAGCGTTATCTGGTCATGAGTTGGGCTGATATTTGCTTTGAACAGGAGAATGTAAATGCCATTAATTAAATCTAAATCAGAAAAAGTTGTGCCTAAAAACATCAAAAAAGAGATAGAAGCAGGTAAACCACAGAAACAAGCAGTAGCAATAGCACTTAATGTACAACGTGAAGCAAAGAAAGGTAAAAAGAAATGATTATCAATTTTCACATCGATCAAATTAATGAAATGATGAAGTATTTGGATGAAGTGCCACACAAATATGCAAGGGGACTCATTGAATACATTCAAGCTCATGTTAATAAACAAGTAACACCGAAGCCTCCACAACCTCAAAATGTTGAGGAAAAACAAGAGTCTACAACGGATGAAATTCAAGTTAAATTTGCTCCGGCTGATGAAGAAAAACAACCATAAAGTTTTTTTAAAATCAAAATGATAGACGAAAATACGAATAACTCCAAAGGTGGCCAACCTGGTAATAAAAACCAGAGTAAAAATAAACCATTTTTAGATGCGCTCAGACGATCTATTGCACAAAACCCGCATAAATTAAGAGCTGCTGCTGACAAGGTTGTTGATAAAGCTGAAGAAGGAGATCCATGGGCAGTATCTTTTTTAGCAGATAGATTAGATGGGAAAGCCACACAATCCACAGACATTACCACCGATGGAGAGTCTGTTAATAGCATTCAAGTGATGTTCGTAAAGCCAAATGAGTGACGTTGATGGAGCAATTGCCAAGGCTGAATTCCCATTTAAGATGTCGACCTTGTTCGACAAATCGCGTTATAAGGTTTACTGGGGTGGACGTGGTGCAGGAAAATCCCATTCAGTAGCTAAAGCATTACTTATTTTAGGTGCTAAGTCACCTATTCGCATTTTATGTGCCAGGGAATACATGACATCGATGCGTGATTCGGTGCATAAATTACTAAGTGATCAGATTGAATTGTTGGGATTGGAATCCTTTTATGAAATTTTACAAGCCAATATCAAGGGCAAGAATGGTACAGAGTTTAGTTTTGTAGGCCTGAAAAACAATACTGCCAATATCAAATCTTACGAAGGTGTGGACTATTGCTGGATAGAGGAAGCACAGTCTGTGACCAAATCCTCATGGAATATATTGATTCCAACCATTCGTAAAGAAAACTCTGAAATATGGGTTTCATTCAATCCAGAGCTGGAAACCGATGAAACTTATCAGCGTTTTGTGATGCATCCACCTGAGAACGCAATTATCCAAAAGATTAATTGGTCCGATAATCCTTGGTTTCCGGAAACTTTGAATCTTGAGCGCATCTCACTCAAGAATCGTGATCCTGAATCCTACAATACAGTCTGGGAAGGAATGTGCCGAGTTACTGTTGATGGTGCTATTTTTGCCAAGGAGATGCAACAGGCTGAGATGGATAACCGAATCACTAGAGTGCCATACGATGCCATTAAGCCAGTTCATGCAGTCTTTGACCTTGGCTGGGCTGATCATACTGCCATTTGGTTTGTGCAGTTTATTGGTTTAGAAATCCGATTAATTCGATATATGCAGGCCAATCAACAGACGATTAGTTGGTATTTGGCTGAGATGCAAAAGTTTGGTTATCACTTTGATACGCTGTGGCTGCCACATGATGCAGCTGCTAAAAGTTTAGGCTCAGGGCGATCGATTGAGGAAATTGTGCGTAGTGCTGGGTACAAAGTTCAGATATTGCCAAGAGTGCCGGTGACTGACTCCATCAACGCAGCCAGAACTATTTTTAATAAATGCGTGTTTGATCGTGAGAACTGTGGCGATGGCCTGCAATGTCTTAGACACTATCGGTATGATGTGGATGAGAGCGGTGCTTGGTCACAAAAGCCACTCCATGACCAATATTCCCATGGTGCAGATGCATTTAGGATGCTAGGTCTTTTAGTAAATGAGCCAAAGAAAACAGTAAAAAGACCAGTTAATATTGAACGTGGCTCATGGATGAGTTAAAATTGCAAAAATTACAAGGGTAAATTATGGCCGAAGAAATCATTGAGCAAGATGACAGAATCTATCAAGCAATGGAGTTTTTACGTCAAGTGAATGATGTAGACTCCAATAATCGTGCTGAAGCCTTAGATGATGTGCGTTTTAGCAATGGTGATCAATGGCCTGTTGATGTGCAGAACAGTCGATTACTTGAAGCCAGACCATGCTTGACCATTAATAAAGTCGATGCGTATTGCCGGCAGATTGTGAATCAGATTCGAGAGCAAAGACCTAGAATTAAAGCGCATGGCATGAATACGCAAACCGATGAAAAACAGGCACAAATCATTACTGGGATGTGCCGACATATTGAATTGCAGTCTGACGCTGACCAGGCTTATATTAATGCTGTGGATTATGCAGTTCGCATGGGCTGGGGATATATCCGAGTCCATACCGATTATGTGAAGGATGATAGCTTTGACCAAGAAATTTATATTCGACCAATTGAAAATCCTTTTACTGTGTATTTTGATCCCAATTCCATTATGGCTGATGGCTCAGATGCAGAGCGTTGTTTAATTACAACGCTTATTAGTAAGAAATCATTTAGTGCAATGTATCCTGATGCTGAAATAGACCAAGGTTTTGTTAGTCGTGGTACTGGCGATGTGATGGGTGATTGGGTACAAAAAGAAGAAATCAGAATTGCTGAGTATTGGTATTCAGTCAGAGAATCCGTTGAGTTAATGCAGTTATCAGATGGCTCAAGCATCTACGCTGATGAAGTTAATGAAAAGTTAATGGAAAAATTAGGTGTTGAAGTTATTAATCAACGCACAACAGTCCGTAAAAAGATTAAATGGTGCAAATTGACAGCGATGCAAATCCTTGAAGAGGGCGAATGGGCAGGTCGATATATTCCAATTATCCCTGTATATGGTCAAAGCACCATAGTTCAAGGCAAACATAAGCGTTTTGGTTTAGTTCGCATGGCCAAAGATCCGCAAAGGATGTATAACTATTGGTCAACTGCTCTGACTGAAACTGTCGCACTTGCACCCAAAGCAAAATGGATATTGGCTGAAGGACAAGATGAAGGCCATGAACAAGAATGGGCTGAAGCGAACAATGCGAGTAAGCCTTATTTACGTTACAAGCAGACTGACATTGATGGCAGACCAGCTCCACCACCAGTAAGACAATCACCAGAACAACCCCCTACTGGAGTAATGGCTGCAATGCAGTCAATGAATTTAGATTTACAAGCAGTTATTGGCATTTACGATCCAAATCAGTTACCGCAAGGCATTCAATCCGGTAAAGCAATCCAAGGTCAGCAGATGCAAGCTGACATGACCAATATGCACTATTACGACAATTTAACTCGTAGTATCAGGCAAGTTGGTAGAGTAATCCTTGATTTAATCCCTCATATTTATGACACCGAAAGAGCCATGCGAATCATTGGCGATGATGGTAAGCCTGAGATTATGACGATTAATGAACGCAAGATGGATGAATCTGGCATTGAGCGTATTTTGAACGACATGAGCGTAGGTGAATATGACATTGTGATGGATACAGGACCAGGCTATAACTCGAAGCGTCAAGAATCAGTAGAAGCGATGATGGCATTATTCCAAGCAGAGCCATCACTTGTACAAGTTGCTGGTGATTTACTTGTCAGAAATATGGACTTCCCTGGTGCTGATGTTATTGCTGATCGTATGGCAATTAATAACCCATTAGCTCAGATTGATGATATGTCAGATATACCACCTGCAATTCAAATGAAGCTCAAGCAAGGTGAAGCACAAGTTCAACAATTAACTCAACAGTTACAACAAGCTCAAATGATGATTCAACAACGTCAAGACATTGAGCAAGTCAAACAAGATAACGAAACTAAACGCGAACTCATGCGTCAGACAACTAAGGGACACGATACGCAAATGCGTGTTGAAACAATGGCACATGACACCATAGTTAAGACAGAAACACAAAAAGAAATTGAACGTATGAAAGCGGAAATAGCAATTTTATTAGCAAGAATGGATCATCAACAGGCACATTTAGCGTCAGCAGAAACTACAGAAAGGGCCATATGAAAGAATTAAATCACGCAGATTATATATCTAAAGAATTAGCAAAAAAATACAATAAAGAACAGCATGAAAGAGCTAAAACCCATCCTGAATTTGAGCGTTTAAAATCTATAATGGGAAAAAAACAAGCTGTAGACACAGCATTGCATGATTTAAATGAAAAACAAAATAAAAAGTAATGTATTTTAATTTTCAAATTAAATATTTAATTCAAATTTATATTTGTATAGGAAAAATATATGCAATTCCTGAAACAGCTGAATGTTGGCATAAGCAAGGAATTCGCATTTATTTATTAAATAAGTATAAGTTTTCTTTATGTGAAATTTAATATTGTCAATAATTATTTAAAGTAATAAGATTCAAACGTGCCTGTTCGTTTAACAGGAAATTACTGAGGAGCTTCGAAAGATGGCCAATGTTTTAACAAGTGAAAATAGTGCCGAGTTTTACGCAAATAAATTAGGTTTAGCTGAAGATTCTCCGACTGAGGCTGTAGAAACAGAGCCAGTTGCTGAAATTGAACAGAGTGAACCAGTTGTCGAGAACGAGGAAAAAGCAACAGAAGAACCAAAACCTAAAGTAAAGATGCGTTTTGATGAAGTCACAAAGCAACGTGACCTTGCTAAACAGGAAGCTGAACAAGCAAGAATCAGAACACAAGAATTAGAGCAAGAGTTAAAGGCAATCAAGTCACAGGCTGTTCCTAAAGAGCAGAGCAGAGATGAGAAACCAAGACCAGATCAATTTGTTGATGCGTTTGAATACGCTGAAGCATTGGCTGATTGGAGTGCTGAAAACGCTGTAATGAGAGCAAGGCAAGAAGATGTAGAAAAAATGAAACAAGCGGAACGTGCCAAAGTTATTGATACTTGGAACAAGAAACTTGAAGCAACTAAATCTGAATTGCCTGATTTTGATGATATGGTAGCTTCCTCTGATGTTGTGGTAAGCGATCAAGTGAGAGATGCAATTTTAGAATCAGATGTTGGTCCTAGAATTCTTTATCATTTGGCTGAAAACCAAGAACTAGCAGAGAAAATATCTAAATCAAGTCTAAGTTCTGCTTTAAGAGAAATAGGTAAATTGGAGGCAAAGTTTGAAAAGACTGAACCTGTTAAATCTGTTGCCCAGAAGTCCAAAGCACCTGCCCCGATTAGTCCAATCAAAGCTGGTACAAGTGAGCAAGCCATTATTACTGATACAGATAAGATGACTTACTCGCAGTACAAAGCAATGAGACAAGCTAAAAGGATTAGGTAAAAACTTAATTTATTTTATAAAGGAAATATCATGGCAAATAACTTGCTAACCATTTCTAAGATCACCAACGAAGCGTTGATGGTCTTGGAGAACGAATTAACATTCACTTCTGAAGTAGATCGTAATTATGACGATCAATTCGCTGTGGTATAAAGCCTGCCTCAGTTTTTACTGTGAATCTTGCATTTGAGGTGGTAAGATTGGTAACACAGTAAACGTCCGTAAAAAGAACTAGGTGTGCGGACGAAAAAGTTTCTCTGATTGACTTGGAGTCCCAGAAGTGGGTAACAAGGGGCAAGCGAAAGCAGCCTGAACGACTAAGTGAGAAGCCTACGAAAGTAGATGCGATAGTCTGAACTAAGGTATAACTAAAGAAGCCTTAGAGTGCGATTCGAAGAAATTGCACCGCCAGAAATGGTCAGTAGGTCGTAAGACTGAAAGTAACAGAATGAGACCTGGACGCTTTATTGGATCAACAGGGCCAGCCCTGAACGTAGAAGATTTTAACGAATCATCTGTACCTATTACTTTGTCAACGCAGTTCCACGTTGACACACAGTTTACAACGACCGACTTAGCATTATCTTTAGATATGTTCAGCGATAGAGTTTTGAAGCCTGCAGTCGCTGCGATTGCAAACAAAATTGACAGAGATGGATTGGCAATGGCTACCCTCAATACTGCAAACATTGTAGGTGTTGCTGGTACTCCTCCAACTGGTTTGATTACTTATCTAACTGCTGGTGCTTACCTTGATTCTGAAGGTGCTCCTAGAGATGGTCGCAGATCATGCATCGTTGAGCCATTCACATCTGCAACGATTGTTGATTCTTTAAAAGGTTTATTCGTACCTCAAGAAGCAATTGGCGAACAGTATCGCAAAGGACTTATGGGTCGCGATTCCGCGGGGATGAACTGGAAATTAGACCAAAACGTTCAGGCTCAAGTATTCGGTAATAACAGCACAACTACTGTGACTGCATCTGTAGCAACTACAACTGCAACTGGTTTCTTAACAAGTGGCTGGGCATCAAGCTCAACAATCACTTTGACTGCTGCCAATACTGGTAACTTAGTATTAAATGCCGGTGATACATTCACGATCGCTGGTGTTTACGCAGTTAACCCACAGAATCGTCAAGCGTATGGTTCAAACAAGCTCCGTAACTTTGTGGTTAAGTCTGCTGTTACGATTGCTTCAGGTTCAAGCGTTTCTGTTGTGGTATCTCCTGCGGTTATTACTGCTGGCCAGTTCCAAAACGTATCGATTCCTTCACCATCATCTTCTGCTGCGGTAACTCAGTTCAATTCAACTGGTGCAGTATCTCCACAGAATATAATCATGCATAGAAATTCTTTTTCGCTCGCAGTAGCAGATTTAGAGCTCCCTGAAGGTGTTCATTTCGCAGGTCGTGCCTCTGATAAGGAAATCGGTTTAAGTATGCGTATTGTTCGTCAATACACAATTAACAACGACAGTATTCCTACTCGTTTAGATGTATTGTACGGATGGGCCCCGCTCTATCCTGAACTCGCTTGCCGTATCGCAGCTTAATTTTAAGGAGAAAATAAAATGTCTAATCCAGGACCAGCATCAGTACAAACGATTCATCCACAAGGCGTACTATCAAACCAAGCAATTCGTTTGTTAGCAGTCGCAACAGGTGTAAACGTCAACGCAACAGGTGATCAAGCAGTATTGCCTATCATCAACTCTATTAACTACTCTGTTTCTAACGTAGTATTTACCAACGCATCAACTTCCCTCACAACAGCCGCAGCAGGTCTATTTACTGCTCCATCTGCCGGTGGGACTGGTGTTGTTGCTAATGCTGCTTTATCCGCATTAACAGGCTCAACAGTAGTAAGCCAGAGAACTGTTGCATCAACAGCAACATTATCAGGTCAAAATTTATACCTCAACGTAGGAACTGCACAAGGTGCAGCGGCTACAATGGACGTATACGTTTATGGCTATGATTTCAGCACTTACTCTTAATTGAGCATAAAAAACCCCTTTAATTAGGGGTTTTTTATTACTTGTTTTATAATTAAAGTTACTTCTTATAAAGGAATAATCATGCCATCTACAACAATCACTCGTGGTAATGTTTTATCCACGACTTTTATTGGACCATCTTTAACACCTGTTGCAGTAGCGTCTTATACTTCAGCAGCACAAAATTTTAATATCGCAGGCTTACAAATTACTGACCAAGTTAGCGCAGTTGGTTTAAATGGTAATCAAACAGCAGGTATTATTATTGCTGAGTGCGATGTATTAACAAATGGCGTTTTGACAGTTCAATTCGCTAATACAACAAATGCTTCAGTTACACCTGCTGCGGGAACTTATGTTTTCTCAGTAACAAGAACTGATGGACCTTTACCTCTAAATATGGTTTAAATTATGGCTAACGTATCAGCATATCGTTTTGTAGGACCTACAACTGCGATTGCAGTTACAGGCACTTCTTCCACATCAGTAACGATCACTCCAAATGGTAATGATCAAGTCAACTTTTGTGGTTTCTTGAATACTTCAGCTAATCCTGTAGCAATTACAATTGCTCCGGCCATCGCAGGCACAACCACAACTGCTAATCCTGCGGTATTACCGACTGGTGGCAATTCAAGCCAGAGTTTTGTATTAGGTGTCAGCATGAGTCAGCCAACAGTTATTGCAGTTCCACCAAGTTTTGCAATTACTGCTATTGGTACATCAGGAACAACGCTTTATGTAATGCCAATGGTAGACCAAAACTAAGGAGTTTTTATGCCCGGCCCGGCTTTAACAGTAGATCAAAATATACTGCCAGTTCAAGCATACTTTAACCTTGATGGCACGTTTAATACCTTTATCGGCCAAGGTCAACCATTTGTAATTACTGCGACTGAATCGATTGGAATTGTTAACACAAATGTTAATGCAACGCTTTATCCTACGTTTACAAGTGCAACAAGTGGGCAAGTAACAGGTCTAGCCATTGCCTCACCAAGTTTGACATGGAATCCAGGCACAGGGGTATTTTCTGCTCCTACATTCTTTGGCACACTTAATGGAACTGCTAATACTGCTAATAATTTAAGTGGTGGTGGTGCTGGGCAGATTGTTTACCAAAATGCTATTGGCTCAACTGCCTATTTAGCAGCAGGATCTACTGGGCAATTCTTATTAAGTAATGGCACATCAGCACCATCTTGGTCAACTGTTGCAACTTCAGTAACAATTTCTGATCAAACTACTGATACTGCGACTTATTACCCTTTATTTTATAGTGCAACATCTGGCTCGACCAATATTGTTGAAACTTCCTCTACTAAACTACAATATCAGCCATCAACAGGAAAGTTTACTGCAACCTTATTTAGTGGCTCAGGTGCGTCTTTAACCAACATACCGAATAGTGCTTTAACGAATAACTCGGTAACAATAGGTAGCACTTCTATAGCACTAGGTGGCATTACAGGTACTATTGCAGGATTAGTATCATTAAACGCAACTACTGTAACAGGCACAAACTTGGTGGGTAGTTTAGCAAGTTCAACAGGCTTACCCTTAACAACAGGGGTAACAGGCATATTACCGATTGCCAATGGTGGTACAAACTCATCAGCAACACCAACAGCAGGTGGTGTGGGTTATGGCACAGGAACTGCATACGCTTTTTCTACGGTAGGTACAGCAGGTAACTTCTTGCAATCCAATGGTGCAGGAGCTCCTGTATGGTCAGCAATTAGCACATCGGCATCAACGATTGGTATCTCTACAAACTCGACAAATGCCACTTACTACCCTACTTATTTTACTGCTCAAACAGGTACTGCAACTACTGAGTACACCAATCCAAACTACACATTTAATCCATCAACAGGTGCATTAAGTGTTACATCTTTTATCGAAAATGGCTACAACATTGTTAGTCAAAAAGATGTGGGAACTGGTGCGAATCAAATTCCTTTGAATCAATACTTAGGCACAATGGCCTATCAAGATGCTAAAGCAGTTCAGATTGGTGGTGGCTCAACTACAAACTTAGTTGGCACGAGTGGTTATCAGATTCAACCAACTATTACTGCATTAACTGCTACAACAACGCTTACAATTGCTCAATTGCTTACTTACATTGTGCAAGTAACCTCTGCTAGTGCGGTGGCTTTAACTTTACCCACAGGCACACTAACAGACGCTGGAGTGTTAAATGGTCTTAGCGTGGTCAATAACTCATTCTTGTGGATTGTCATCAATACAGGCTCATCAAGTGGTGCAATCACAATGACTGCTGGAACAGGGCATACTTATGTCGGTAATGCCACAGTCGCAATCAACACCTCAGCACAGTTCCAGACCGTTAAAACTGCTACTAACACATTTGTTACTTATCGAATCGCATGATATACATTCTCTCCCTAACCTTTTTTATTCTCCAATTACTTGATTGGTATACCACTCGCACTATCTTAAAACAAGGTGGCTATGAGCAAAATCCTGTCATGGCATTTGTCTTTAAATATGTCAATGTTGATGTGGCTTTAGCAATCAAGTCGGCTCTGTTGGGCGTTTTAGGCTATTACATTGGGCTTGAATATCCTCTTTTATTAGTTGTTTTAATCATTGTTTATATTGCAGTCGTATTTCATAATTGGAAGTCTTTATGGCGATAAATACTAATTTCTATGTATATGAACACATCAGAAAAGATACTGGTGCGATTTTCTATGTTGGTAAAGGACATGGCAATAGAGCAAACCATCCATATAAAAGAAATGCGTATTGGAAAAATGTAGTAAATAAAGCAAATGGCTTTACTGTAAATTATGTTGCAAAAGATATTGATGAAGAATTATCTTTGCTTTGCGAAATGGAAAGAATTAATCAATTAAAAAAATTAGGATATAAATTAACCAATGCAACAAATGGTGGTGATGGGATTAGTGGGTATCGCCATACAAAGGAATCCAAAGAAAAAATAGGGCAGTATGTTGCTACAAGAATTGGTGCAAATAATCCTAATTATGGTAAAAAACAATCGGTTGAAACAATTGCTAAAAGAGTAGCAAAAATGACAGGTGAATTACATCCTTTTTACGGAAAATCACATACGGAAGAAACAAAGAAAAAAATATCTGAAAATCGTAAAGGTAAAAATGTAGGTGCAGACAATCCGTCTTTTGGAAAAAAACATACAGATGAAACAAAAAGAAAAATATCAGAAGCTGGCAAGGGAAGAAAAGCAAGTGATGAAACTAAAGCAAAATTAAGTGCGTCTTTAAAAATTGCGTTAAACAGACCAGAAGTAAAAGAAAAACAAAGATTAAATCATTTAGGCAAAGTTAATTCGCCTGAAACACGCAAAAAAATATCTGAAGCAAAAATAGGTTTTAGATATACTGAAGAAAGCAAAAAGAAAATGAGTGAATCAAGAAAGCGTTATTTTGTTAGATTGAAGGAGCAACAACAATGTCAATAACTGCTAACTTTCCCGCTATAAAACCATCAATTTTACTTGATTTTGCTAACAGTCAACAACTTGATCCTCGTGTTACTTTTTCTAGGTCAACGACTGCACCATATTATGATGGTAAAACGAGTGTATTGGCAGAGCAAAATTTACTTACTTATTCGCAAACATTTACTAATGGGATTTGGCAAACTAATTCAACTATTACAGGAAACACTACAACTGCACCTGACGGAACAACAACAGCATCAACTTTTTTAACTCCAGCAGGTGTAGCAGTTAATCCTTACATTGGTGAGTATACACCTGTAACAAATGCTATTACATATACTTTTAGTGCATCTTTAAAATATTTAACCAATCAATATGCATATTTAAAAATTTATGGCAATTCAGGAGTAGGTTCATGGGGTGCTGTAGTAGTAGATTTAATTGGTGGAACAATAACATCAACTCAAAATGGTAGTTCTGCAACTGTTAACGCAACCTCTATTGTTGCTCAAGCAAATGGATTTTACAGAGTAAGTATTACCGTCACTCAAAGTGGTGGTTCATCAACAACTGGGGGTGGCGGTTTTATTCAATTATCTAACACAGGAACTCCTAGTATTGGA